GCTTTGGCCTACGTTTGGCGGCACAATCCCGCAAGCGGTCAAGAATGCGCAGGCCGTTTTTGCGCGTGTCGAGTTTCAGAATGAGGGAGCACTTGCGCCTGTTGTGGATCAGGCCAATGCCAAGGTTCTAAGCGCGGTTGGCTCTATTCAGTGGACTGTCAAGCCGGGTCCGACGACGGTAGAGGCGGCGCGTAAGACGGTTCTGATGGCAGAGGACTTCCTGAACGCGGCGGGGCTTTTGCAGAAAGACCTTGGCGGCGTGGCATTTTTGGAAAGGGCATAGCATGGCTGACACAGTAAAGATGACGCATAAGAACGGCGGGCAGACTGCCACGGCCAACGTGCCTGAGGGCGCGGTAGAGGGCTGGAAGGCGGCGGGCTGGAAGGTTGCGGCCAAGCCAAAACCAAAGCCCAAGCCGAAGGCGGATGAATGACCGGCGCATCTATTGCAAACGAGGTTTCCGCCGCGCTACTTGAAGTTGGCGTGGAATTGGGCGACGGCACAGAATACACCGTTCAGCTTATCCCGGCAGTGACGGGCGGAAAGCCGTGGGATGCCCCTAGCGCCGCGCCTGACCCTATCCAAATGCGCGCCTATGTCGAGGACTTTCGCAGCGACCTATTCAACGGCGCGCCCGTTCAGGCTGGCGACAAAAAGGTTATGCTGGACGCGACAGGGGCCGCGCCTAAGCCGATGGATACGCTTGTGATTGATGGAGTAAATCACAGGATCGAGAACGTCATGCAGCTAGGCGGCGCAGGCGTTCCCGTCCTGTTTATGGCGCAGGCTAGGAAAAGTGGTTAATCCGACGAAGCTTTAACGCGGTCACGCTCTTCATGGTCACATTTTACGCTTTGAACTATTTCGTAATCATTTAGCTGGCCTTCGTTTAGCCCGATCCAATAGCCTCCATCGAATTGAACGCTTTCCGGCTTTAGGCTTAAATGGCTGACGAAGAAATGCAAAACTTTTGGCTTCCCGCCATAACCGCCTAGCCATTGCTTCCGCGTTATTTGCTTATACATATAATGGCGCTTTCGCCGCGCCCCGGTGAAATGATATACTTTCAAAACGTCCCCCACGCGAAATGGTATGCCTTTTTTATCGCACGTTTCGTCACTCATCTTCATTCACCTTTCGTTTGTTCTCTGCATCCCAAGCGTCCACTTGCGCGGCTTGGTCTTGTGTGAGCCATACAAAGCGGCGGGCAACAAGGCCCATTGCTTTTAGGCGGCGCTGTATGGTCCAGCGGGATTTCATTCCAGAGCATCCAAGATGCGGCGCTCATAGTCGGCTTGCGCGGCGGCTTTAGCGGCTTCTTCTGATGAAAATTCGCCTATTGTTGATCCAGATAAGGTAAGCGCGAAAACTCCATTCATTAAGCCGTAGCCTATGTGCACCCGATATTGCATCATTTCGCCTACTGTCTTTCGATCTTCCCACACCAGCGGCTTGACCTTGGGCGCGGCTAGATCGGCGCGGATGTATTCGGTCATCTGGTGGTGAGGACGAGACTGCCACCATGTAGAACGATATTTGCCCGCCCAAATCCGTTCAGGCAATTTGTTTTCGTCACTCATCTCATTCATCCTTCATAGATGCCCCCGCGCGTGGCGGGGGCGGTGGGGTTAGGTGGACAAAAGGCCAGCGTTGTAGCGATATGCCATTTCGTCGACAAAAGTATCATAACGTTTTTGAAAAACTTTTGTGTTTCGGTCATCAGGGCCATGCGCAGCCTCAACGGCGATTGCAGTTTTGCGCATACCTGCGGCAAGTTCTTTCGCCTCTTTGAGTGTCTTGCAGGCTTCCAGTGCGCGGATTGTTGTGTCAGTCATTGTTTTCCCTTCCTTGCTATATCCACACCTTGCCCCATTGGCGCAGGCATTGCAAGCACTATTTTGCCGGATAGGTTAAAAAGATTTGTTGCAAGGCTTGCCCCGATGGGGTAAATTGCAGGGGCAAACACGATAGGAGGAAAGTATGAATAAGCATACTGGCATCACGCCTGCGACGGGTTACAGGTCGCGAGCAAAGGCAAGCTACCGTAGGCATGTCTGGAAAGACCTAGCAAGGTTTTCAAAGCAAGGCGGGTGGGTGGTTATTATGCCAGCTCGCGGATGTGAGGAAATAGAAGCGGCGCTTGATGCAGGGGTTTGTATCGAGCAGATATTTTGTTTTGATGCATCGTCGGCGGTCATTGCGACTAGTGAGTGGCGCAAGAAATATCCAGAAATAAAATTCTGCACGTCCACTCTCGGCAATCTTTGGGATAAGATGCGAAAACTTGGCAAGCCGGTATCTGCAATAAACATGGATTTGTGTGGGACTGTGGCCGGTGAATGCGTAGACGAAATTTCAGATTTCTTGACGTCTGCTAAGTTTAGCAAACGGTTTGGTTTTGGAGTTAATATCGCAAAGGGTCGGGAGGGGCGGACGCTTTTGCGGGTTTTGCGTAATTTGGAAACAAGTGATTGGTTTGATTGTGACAGAATGGCGGCTCTATGGGCAATGCTTGACATTAAATGCAATCCTATGGGGGGGGCAGCGTTTCATGGAATTTCGCAGGGCTCATATCGTGAGAATAAAACGCCCATGTCGTGGGCTACTTTTTCTTGCAGAAGTAGGCGTCACGGCTATGCGCGAGAAAATTTTGTCAATGCTTGCAAAAAGGCAATCGCAGAAAATGACACAAGAAAATTTAACTATGTTACTGACCGCGAGCACCAAGCCCTTCTCTGCTTCGCAAAACGATCCTTAAACAATATAGATATTGAGCATGTTTGCCGTATTCACTCTGAGAAAATGGCCCGCCTCGCGCCGTTCGACTTAAAAGAGTTTAACCCAGAGAAGCATCGATAGCGCGGCCTAGCGTCTGACCCATCACCATGCTACACTTGCGGGGCGGCTTCGGTCGCCCCTTTTTCTATGGTGACGCATGGCCCGACGCCCGACGCAAAAGCAGCTTTATGAACGGCTCTTAGCCCGCTACTCGAAAGAGCTGGCGGACGCCTTTTTCGCGGCTATCCGAGAAGCTGCAAGCGGCGTGTCGTTTCGTCAATTGGTGGCGGCGATTGACAGCGGCAATGCGGCGCGTGTGGCGCAAGTTTTGGCCTTGGATGAGGCGGCGCTATTCCCGGTTGCTGACGCTCTGCGCAACGCCTTTGTCGCGGGCGGTGCGTCCGTTGCCGAGATTGTGCCACGCGGCGCGCGCTTTGGCTTTGACGGGCGGCACCCAAGGGCCGAGGCATGGGTAGCAGAACAAGCCGGAACCATGATCCAGAATATCACGGATGACACGCTGCCAGCGGTGCGCGCGGCGGTGCTAGACGGTATCGAGCGCGGGCGGTCTAGCGATGCAGTGGCGCGGGATATTGTCGGGCGGGTTGATCGCGTTACCGGGCGGCGCCGGGGCGGTATTATAGGTCTGCATGGTGGGCTAGAACCGCCAAACGCAGAATACCCATCTGGGAGGGTTAATGGGCAAGTTGGGTCAAGCCTTCGAGCGCGGGCCGAATTAGAGGATTTGGACAGCAACTATTTCAACCGCAAGCTACGCGACAGGCGGTTTGATAAGATGGTGCAGCGGTCGATCGACAACGGCGAGCCGCTATCAAAAACAGATATTGACCGGATCACGGGCCGCTATAACGACCGGATGCTAAAGTATCGCGGCGATATGATTGCCCGCACCGAGGCGCACGGGGCGCTTTCATCGGGGCAGCACGAGGGGTTCCAACAAGCAATCGACAGCGGCAAGATCAAGAGCGCGTCCAAGGCTTGGGTGCATAACAGCGCAAATCAGGATGAACGCGAAGATCACGTAAGCCTAAGCATGGCTCCGGCAATTCCATTTGATCAGGCGTTCGTTTTGCCAGACGGAACGCGGATGCAGTATGCGCACGATCCGGCAGGCGGGGCTAAGCACAATATCTTTTGCCGCTGCACGACGCGGTATCAGGTGGAGGTGTAGCGTGTCCAAATTCAAGGCGCAGATCAACGCACACGCGGACTTGACCGAAGATAAGATGCGCCGCGTTGTGGTCAACGCCATACAAGAACTGTTACAGTATATCACTACCAGCGCGCCGGGTGTGACAGCAGGCGGAACGCGGATCGAAGGCAAGTTTCCCGTTGTTTCGTCTGACTTGATACGGTCGCTTGTGTCGGAACTAAACGGCGGGCAAGTCGGCTCGGGTCAGGATAGCTATTCGGTCGCCTTGGCCAATTACGAGGTCGGCCAATTCTTGCGCTTCGCATGGACTTCTGAATATGCCCTGCGCATTGAATTGGGCTTCACTGGCACCGACAGCGCAGGACGCACGTATCAGCAAGAGGGGTGGCATATGGTGGGGACGAACGTGTCCCGCTGGCCTGTCCTAGTGGAAAAACACGCGAGGATTAACGCATGATAACGCTTGACCAGATTGAAACGGCTTTTGGGCAGGCGCTAGTCGCCGTGCCGGAGGTTGACCGCGTTGTATGGCCTAACCGCACCGACGATCCTGCGCGGCCTTTTGTCATGTTTCAGCATGTGCCGGGTGCTTGGACAGATCGCACGGTTTCGGGCGGTGACTTGGTATCGGAGGGCACGATCCAGCTTACAATCGTTTCCGAGTTAAACCAATTCGCCACACCAACAAACCAGCTTGCGGATGCGATTATCGCAGCCTTTCCATATGGGCGGCGGATCACGGCGGGATCGGGCAATGTATTGCTGACCCGCCCGACGCGGCCTATTGCGGCCATTAGGGATGGCGGCGACTGGCGTATGACAGTAGAAGTCACATACAGCACAGAAACCGCCTAGCCATTGCGGCAAGGGCTTGCGCGTGATAAATTGCGACTACTTGGGGCGGCTTGCCCCGCATGACATCGAAAGGGCAAGATCATGTCAATTAACCACATCGGCACCAAGATTGCCATTGCAACAGGCGTCCCCGCGACCTTTGACGATACGGGCTTCGGCGCGATGACTTGGGTGGAGGATGCAGAAGGCACCGTAACTATCGGCGCGGTTGGCGATACTCACGAAACAATCACCGTCCCCGATATTACCACGGGCCGCAACATGACGCTCAAGGGCGCTGTAACGGGCGATACAATCAACGTAGCTATCTCGCGCAAGCGTCAGGCTGACAATTCGCGACTTGAAGGCCAAGCGGCCATGAAAGCGGCTGCGCAGGCCAGCGGTGGCGAGTATTCTTTCAAGGTCACGGAAACGGACGGCACGATCCAGTATTTTGCTGGCAACGTGATGAACTGGAAAGAAACCGAACGCTCATCGACCAGCTACGCGGGCAACACGTTTGACGTCACAATCAACTACGACGTTGTGGACGTAGACCCGACCTAATCCCGCTCACGGGCTAGGGGGTGGCGTTTTCGTGTTTGCGCCGCCCCCGACTTAAACACGAAAGGACTTACCTATGGATTTTTCCAAACGAGACGCCCGCGCGGCGGCTGAAAAGCCTCAATTCTGCCACCTGTTTTGGCCGGAAAGCGGCGAATACATCTATGACGAAAAGACAGGCGATGCGGTTGGTGTTATGGCCGTGGGCAGCCAAAGCCGAAAATTCCAAGACGAACTTAAAACCAAGTCAAAAGAAGCCATGCAAAAGCAGGGCAGCGAGAACGAGGCGGAAAGCCTTGAGGATTTGCAAAAGTCGCTTGTCGATGCAGCTTCAAACGTCACGACTGAATTTGTCGGTGTGCAGCGCGGCGACAAGGACGCGACCGCGCCCGATGATTGCGCTTGGTTCTATGACCTGTATTTCCTGAGCATCTCGGCGCTAAAAGACCCTGAGCAAAAGAAGGGGCAAAGCTTTGCGCAGCAGGTCATTAACTTTTCGAATAGCATCGGGAACTATCTGGGAAACGGATAAAGCGGCTTGAAACACAGGCCGCGCAATGGGGGTGGTTACATGCCACCCCTGAGAAATTCAAAGTCACGCGCCGGGAAATGTACGGGCATGACGAGGGGATCGAACCTGACCTTCCCGGCATGTACCTGCTAGACGCTCTATTCGAGGTGGGGCCGACAGAATGGCGTGGGGATCAAGAGTTGCCCATAAGCTGGACGGAACTGACAAGCTACGCATCGGCAACGGGCGACTTTTCTGAGCCTTGGGAGTTTCGCGCAGTTATGGGTATGTCACGCGCGTATTTTCGTGCTAAGGTGCGCGGGAAAGACGTTCACGCCATTCCGCCCGTGGAGTTAGACCATTGACCAGCTTTGCCGAACTTGACCTGACAGCCCGCACCGAGGAATTGGAGCGGGCCGTTAAGGAAATTCGCGGCATCGGCGATGAAGGTGAGCGGACGGAGCGGAGGGGTTCAAAGTCAACCGCTCAAATGGATCGCGGCATGGGCGCGCTCAAGACTGCGGCGCTTGGGGCTGCGAGTGCGATTGCGGCGGCTGTGTCGGTTCGAGAATTTGGGCGCGCTGCATCGCAATACACGGCAATGACAAACACCTTTCGGGCGATGGGGCAAAGCGCCGAGGAGGCCGCAACTTCGCTTGGTCTTGTGGCAGATATTGCAAACCGCACCAGATCGCCTCTTGAGACGACACAAAAGCTATACCAACGTGTGAGCGTGGCTGCGGGAGAGCTTGGCGCATCGCAACAGGACGTTTT